AGAGTGGCGGCAATCCTAGACAACGATTTAGTAGAAGTAGCAGATGCATTAACTGATCTGTTGTATGTTGTTTATGGCGCTGGACATGCCTATGGTATAGACTTAGATAAATGTTTCGATGAAGTTCATCGTTCCAATATGTCTAAACTAGGACTTGATGGTAAACCCATCTATAGAGATGATGGAAAAGTTCTAAAAGGCCCAAATTTTTTTCAACCAGACTTGAATAATATTATATATTGATTATATATAGTATATGGATCGTGGATTCCATCGTGCAATCGCAGTAAAATCCACATGTTACCGAAAGGGACAGTACATAAACCTTGCTAAATATAGGAGGAAAACATGGTTAGTACAAGATTAAGAAGTTTAGACCCATTTATGCGTTACAGTGTCGGGTTTGATAGATTGTTTAATGAACTTGAGGCAATGACTCAAGCAACAACGCAAAACTATCCCCCCTACAATGTAATCAAAGAAACAGATTCGAACTATCGTATCGAAATCGCAGTTTCTGGATTTTCGGAAGACGAACTTGAAGTAGAAATAAAAGAAAGTATTCTACGAGTAAAAGGTTCTGTCCAAGAAAAACAAAATGATTCTGCATTCCTACATAGAGGTATTTCTGGAAAGGACTTTGAAAGAACCTTTACATTAAATGCCGATATTGTTGTAATGGGTGCTGAATTAGTGAATGGATTGCTTGTTATTGAATTAGAACATGTAATCCCAGAAGAAAAGAAACCTCGCCGAATTGATATCGGTGGTTCTAAAACACTGCCGAATAAAAAGAAAAAATTCTTGGCAGAGTAAAAAATTGGGGGGAACCATTCCCCCCATCACTTGATGAGGATTAAAAAATGGAAACACATGACCAACTAACAATTGAGTTAGAACAGTATAAATTAGAAAATGAAAAATTTCAAAAAGGTAATAAGTCTGCAGGAATTCGTGCAAGAAAACACCTTAATGAATTGATGAAGTTGTGTAAAACACGCCGTTCAGAAATTCAAGACGAAAAAGAATGGATTGTTAAAGGCGATAGTTAATGAAATTATCAGAACAAGAAACCGAAATTGAAATGAGTGATGATAAGGTTTATAAGGTTTCTAATAATTCTGGAAAATTGGGAGATATTGAATTCTCGCCAGGATTACCAAATGACCTTTTAATTCAAGACTTGTTGAATAACAAAAAAATCGTACTTGCCCATCCAAATGTTGTACAGAAAGTATTAAACATGGAGTGGGCATGGTTCGAAAGAAGAGTTATTAAATGGTTGGGTGACTCGCCTGAAAGTAGAGAGTTACAAAAACGTTTAAGAACGCACATTAAAAATGAAAAGAAATGGATCAAAAAAGGAGCGAAAGCAGATGAAGTTCGATTATTCCAATAGTATGAAATTGAGAGCACTTATTAGAAAGTATGAATATGAAAGAGATACGGCAATTGCAAATCTTCAAATATATTTTGAAAATTCTGTAGGTGTTGGTGAACATGGTGATATTATAGCAGAAATGGATGAACAGGCCTGTCGCCTTGCAATGGCAGAAGATAAACTAAGAACTGTGATTCAGTATTTTGCAAATATTCAACAGCAACCAGTCCCACAGACAGCGGAAACCCCAGAACCTGTAGAACCTGTAGAAACAGAAGATGTCGGTTAAAGTTCTCAGATTAATTTCTGGTGAAGAGATTATGGGTGATGTATCGGAAAAAGAAGATGGTACTATCTATATAAAAGATGTATGTCAGATCGCCACTTCTTATGCCGATACAACAACCGCTACCGCAAGGGTGGGACTGGCGCCCTTTATGCCATATACAAAATCTTCAGACGGAATTACAGTTGCCAAATCATATGTTGGATTTATTGTTGACCCTGTAAATGAGTTGACTAATGAATACAATAAAATATTTGGTAGTGGATTGGTTCTCCCGCCGAGTACACCAACACTCAAAACACCAAAGGGTGGAAATCACGGATTTGTTAAAGTTTAGTGATTGACTTATTGTGCGTTGTGTGATATAATACACCTAGTAATTTACATAATGAGGAATCATGCGATTTTATACTAATATCCAGAATCTTGGAAATAAAATTCTTGTCAAAGAAACTGTTAATGGTGAGCGTAAGAGGTATCGAACTTCTTACTCACCATCTCTTTTTTATGAAGTAAAAGAAAAGACGCCTCATCGTTCTCTTGATGGTAAATATTTGAGAAAAGTTAAATTCCCAGATATTTCTTCTGCAAGAGCAAAGATAAAAGAGAATGCTGATATTTTGTCATTCTATGGAATGACGCAGTTTATTTATCCGTACATTGCAGACAACTATTCAGATTTAGAATTTGACTTGGACAAGATTCGAATTGCGACACTTGACATTGAGGTTGAGTGTGAAAACGGTTTCCCTAATCCTCTAGAAGCAGTAGAACGAGTGAACGCCATTACTCTTAAGTATGACAATATGTATACTGTTCTTGGTTTGGGGGATTGGGAGAATACTAATGAGTCTTTATCACATCTCAATATCAAGTATTACAAATGTACCAGTGAGATTGAACTTCTTAAATCTTTCTTAAATTTGTGGGAAGCTGCCGACATTGATATTGTAACTGGTTGGAATGTTAATCAGTTTGATATGAGTTATCTTGTAAACCGTATCACAAAAATTCTTGGAGAAAACAATACTAAAAAACTTTCTCCTTGGGGCATCGTAGATAGAATTCAAAAAAACATTCGTGGACAATTGCAGGAACAAGTTAATATACTTGGTATTACCATTGTCGATTATCTTGACTTATATCGAAAGTTTACCTATGTAACAAGAGAAAGTTATCGCCTCGACCACATTGCCTTTGTCGAGTTGGGTGAGAGAAAACTAGATCACTCAGAATTCTCGCACATGCACCTGTTCTATAAAGAGGATTACCAAAAGTTTATTGACTACAACATCAAAGACGTTGAACTTGTTGATAGACTTGACGATAAACTTAAATTGTTAGAGTTGTTAATTACGATTGCATATGAGGCGAGAGTAAACTATGATGAGGTTTTTTCGCCCATTAAAACTTGGGACTCAATTGCGTTTAATCATCTTAAAAAGGGTAATATTGTAATCCCCCCAAAAAGAAATAATAGTAAGACTGCCGCATACGCCGGAGCTTATGTAAAAGAACCAACTGTGGGGATGCATGATTGGATTCTTTCGTTTGACTTGAACAGTCTATATCCGCACCTTATTATGCAGTATAATATTTCGCCTGAAACTTTGGTTGAAACAGACAGAGTAGATACATCTGTTAATGACCTGTTAGAAATGAAAACAAATACTGAAATTATTTCGAGGAGTAACTTGTCACTTACTCCTAATGGTGTTCTATATAATAATGACAAGAAAGGTTTTCTTCCAAAACTTATGCAGAAGATGTATGATGACAGGGTTTTGTACAAGAAGGAAATGTTGAAGACAAAACAAGATAAAATTGATGGTGTTGGTGACCCTAAAGAACTAGACAAAAAGATTGCCGCACTTAACAACAAGCAGATGGCCGCAAAGATTCTTCTCAACTCCGCCTATGGTGCGCTGGGAAATCAATACTTTAGGTATTTCGATATCAGACAGGCGGAGTCTATCACTTTATCTGGACAGTTAGCTATCAGATGGATTGAAAAGAAAGTAAATGAATATGTCAACAAAATTCTACAAAATGAACAGGAAAAGAACTACGTTATTGCAAGCGATACGGATTCGATATACGTCACTCTTGGTGACTTGGTACATAAAGTGTTTAACCAAGGAACTGCATTCAAGGAGAGTGATGATATCATACAAACGGAACGAGTGGTTAACTTCCTTGATAGAGTGGCCCAAGAGAAAATTGAACCTTTTATTGATCGTAGTTATCAAGAACTTGCTTTGTATATGAATGCATATGAACAGAAGATGTTCATGAAAAGAGAAGTGATTGCATCAAAAGGATTATGGACTGCAAAGAAACGATACATTCTGAATGTTCATGACAGTGAGGGTGTTCGATATAAAGAACCAGACTTAAAAATCATGGGGATTGAGGCGGTTCGATCATCCACCCCCGCTGCATGTAGGGACAAGTTAAAACAATCCTTTAAGGTTATTATGGGTGGTGATAATGATGAACTTATTCAGTTTATCGACACTTTTAGAGAAGACTTTAAAACCTTTCCTGTAGATGAGGTTGCATTTCCTAGAAGTGTCAACGGATTACGAAAGTATTTCGATTCTGCAAAACTATACAAGAAGGGAACGCCCATCCATGTAAAGGGAGTAATGCACTACAATCAGCTAGTCAAGAAACATAAATTGGATATGACTTATCCAGTTATCAAAGAGGGCGAAAAGATTAAGTTCGCTTATCTAAAAGAACCCAATCCAATTGGAAACAATACAATTGCAATTCAAAATGTTCTACCAGAAGAATTTGATTTGCTAAGATTTATAGATTATAACAAACAATTCGAAAAGGCATTCTTAGATCCAATCACCACCATCACTGATGCAATTGGTTGGACAACAGAAGACCGTGTTTCGATAGATGACTTTTTTTAGGAGAAAACGATGTCAAAAGGATTAATGAGCAAACTTAGAAAAAACTCTTCATTTAAAGATGGAAGAGTTAATGTGTTATCGGAATCAAAATACCTACATGAAAAGGACAACACCCCGACTAACATTCCGGCGGTGAATGTTGCATTT